TCTGTCATATTGTATATATAAAACCAATATAAAAGTATTTTATTTTATTTATTAAATACTTTTACTTTTATAAACTTTTATATATCCATAATAAGTTCAATTGCTTCATTGATATGTGATATTGCATGGAAATGGATTCCATCTACTAATTTGGTGGATCCATATTTTTTCATGAAATCGTCATAATCCTTAGAATTGTCTTTCGGAAAAATAAAATGATCCACCCCGGCTTTTATGCCTCCCTGAAATTTATATGACAGGGCTCCAATTTCACCTACACTTCCATTCAAATCCGATGCTTCTCCTGTTACTGCAAACGTATTTTTGATTTTAATGTCATTTAATAAACTGTACATTAATAATGTTATTGCAATCCCTGCACTTGTTCCGCTTTTGGAAATAGAACCGTCTCCCATATGCAAATGGATTCCGTATTTTTCTTGTCCATTATATAATTTATTCAATTCATTCCTTCTTAAATCGCTTAGCAAGTTGTATGCTAATGTTAAAGAAATCTGAAATGATTCCTGCATCATTTGATCCAGTAAACCGGTCAACTTTAGTTCCAGAAATTTCTCTGAAGGGAATAATTTGGCACTCGCTGATAATATGCCAGAATTGCCCGAACTTGTTGCATACAAACAATTAATTACACCTACTTGATTAGATGGATGTATTTTCTGTATTTTGATTTCTCTCTTGTCTTTAAAATATTTCGTCTTGACATCTTCAATAGTTATTTGTATCGGATTCACATTGGGTTCAGTAAATACCCTTTTTAGAATATCTAAATTCAATTCGCCAATAATTTCAAACAACTTTTCTTTCAGTTTTCTCACACCCGGCTCCAAAGTGTATTCTTCTATTATGTATTTCAAAGTTTCCTCCTTGAATTCTACCATATTTTCCAGACCAATTTTTTTATACATATTCGGCAATAAATGCTTATTGCAAATGACGATCTTGTCTTCAATGGATAAACTGTCAAACTTAATTCGGTGCACACGGTCTAGCAATATTTTATCTATTGATTCCACGTCGTTATAAGAGAGAATAAATAGGACTTTAGAAAGATCCAATTCTATTCCGGAAAAATACTTATCTTGGAAACCCTCGTTTTGACTCGTGTCTAACAAATGCGTTAGAATACCAATAATTTCCTTACCATGTTCCGTCTTGCTGATCTTATCTACTTCATCAATTAAAATGATTGGATTCATGCATTTTTTGTCCATCAATATCTGCACAATTTGTCCCCATGTAGACCCTACATAGGTGTAAGAGTGTCCTACTAAACTGGAAGAATTCGCATCTCCTCCTATAGCAATAAGAGAGAAAGGGCGACTATTGCCTTCCTCATCCTTCAAACAATTTGCCAATCCTTTTGCAAGCGTCGTTTTACCGATTCCCGGTGAGCCTTCAAACCCTAAAACATAACCTGTGTTGTCATTACCGCTAACCCATTGTCCTATAATGCGTTCCACCTGTTTCTTCGCCTTTTCATGACCATACACCTCTTCATCCAAAACATTTTTCACATTATTCATATAATTGCTGACTTTCAAATACTTGTTTTCTATTACCTTCTTTTGGATTTGAAAGTCCTCATTGTATTCTGACTTTTCCTTTCCATCTTTGAAGTTATGCATATTTTTTACCTCTTGAAAAGAAGATGAAGAGAGAAAAAGGTTTCTAATTATACTTATATGGGTTTCAAAATGGACCTTTACAAAATCTTGAATTAATTCAACAATCGCCGCCTTTGGTTTATTGGATGTCTTCAATTTTCCATATGTTAACCCCTCTTCCTTTATTAGTTCATTTATTTTACTGACATATGCAGTTAACTCGCACTTGTTTGATCCGTCTATGTGAGAATTTATAGTCTCTAATGTAACCATCTGATCACTAGGTTCCCCAAGTGTCTTTAAAATATCCAAAATTGTATATGTTGCTGTTGCTGTTTCTCCAATAGAACCCTGGTTCATCAGATTCTGATATTCGGCCTTTATTTCATTCATTAGGTTCAAAATAGGTTCTCTCTTGTATATATTAAAAGGTATCTTTAAAAGTCCATCTAAATATTGACGCGCCTTTGATCCCGAATCTTCTGATTTAGATTTCACCTCTTTCAATTTCTGCATTGCCTTCTCCTTCACCGAATCCGGCGCCTTTAACAAACAAATTTGCTGCTCCAATGGTATCTTTTGGCTGTCAAAATTGGTCAATTCATTTGTATATTTTATGGTTTGATTCATCGCATCCTTGAAAAACTGTTTAATAGACCAAGGAAAACTGTCAAACAATATAGTCTGATCCAGAGTGTCAATCGTACCATTCGCGTCGTTGGACATCAAATCATAGAGCAAATATGCCAAATATTGGTTGTCATTTTTATCCAATTGAATAAGTAATTGAATAATGGTCATACGTTTTACAAACAATTCAGATGAAATGAACTCCTTTACTACTTGGGCAATGGGTTTTTGTCGTATTGTGTTTAAACAACTCAGATAACCTGCGTATTTTGCATATATTTCATGCGGTTCATACATTAGCATATCCTTGATACCTAGAGATGCTAAAAAGCGACTAAATGTAGTGCATTGAAATTCCTTGGAACAAGGTAAATTTTCTTTTAAAACGCGCATTTTGGCTAAAATAAACTTGTTGTCAATTAGATCTATTAGAACATCATCTACAATACCGGAAATGATTAGACTTTTTTTATGCTGTGGATTGTGTACAATTATTTGTATTCCATGGACCTTTAAATAAAAGGATTTGACCTTGATGCTTAATTCAGCAATATCCAGGTTTTTTGATTTTTCAGTTAAACTGTAATCATTCCTCTCTTTTGGCTTTAGAAAACTATCTAGAGAATCCTTATTTTGATCCTTTTCTTTATTAGTTAAGGATTCCTTATTTAGTTCGTTATTTAGTTCCTTGTTTGAAAAATGTTCTTCTTTTTTTGATCCCAATAATTTATAACTAGTTGGATGGAAATATTTTTTCAGCAATTCAAATTTATTCATATCCATATCTGATATGGCATATGTTTTCACCGAATTGTTTCCAAAGCAGATCCATAACAAATCTTCAAAGGATTCAGTTCCGAAAATTTTAAACAAACTGGATAATTCGTTATTAATGGTTTGCAAAACATTGATTATATTGTCTGTATTGCTTACAGTAATGGGTACTTCAGATATTTCTTTTATTTTCTTTCCCAAATCAACTAAAGTTGTTATACACATATTTACTTCACTGACACCCAAAATATCTAATAATTTATTATTCTGTACATGCAGGATAGTCTTCTGTATTATGTCTTGGAAAAATACCATTTTTTTTGCTATTAATACAATTATATCAGATGATACCTTTTTTCTCTCTTTATCATCATTTTTATCATCCTTTTTATCATCCTTTTTATCATCCTTTTTATCATCCTTTTTATCATCCTTTTTATCATCCTTTTTCTCTGGATCTTTATCCTTTTCTTTATCCTTTTCTTTATCCTTTTCTTTATCCTTATCCACAATATTTAATTTAAGCCCACTTTGTTTTGTAAATGGGTCTTTTTTATCTTTATCTGTCATTATATTTTAGTTATATTAAATATAATGACTTTTATACTAAACATTTGATTCCAATTATTTAAATATTATTTTTATTCGTGATTGTATCTTTTTATATTTACATTACAAATTGTTAAATTTATTATATTTATTATATTTATTATATTTATTATATTTTTCATACCAAGCCCAATCAAAAGGCCTGCATGCATCTCTATAGTCTACATTATGTTGATTTGATTCACCTTCTTTTTGATGAAACAATTGTGGTCTATGAAAATACACATTATTTAGATACCATATATCTTGCCATGACATATCAATATGTCTTCCTGGAGAAGTTTTCCAGTGTTGTACTAATTGAAGTCCAAATTTTCTACTTGTCATATATAACCCTGTGCCTTGACCACCTGAGTAAGCACGATATAAATTTTTCGTAACTTTATCCAATTTAATATTTAATTCCAAGTCATTTGCTTGTTCAAATAACACTAAATCTGGCTTTTCATTTATTGAGTTTTCAATATAAGGTATAATATCTTTTATATCTACAAGTGATTGAATATCATCTTCAGCCACTAAATAATATGGATATCTCTGATTTATGCCATAGATATTCGCATTTATATGTGCCATTCTACAACCTTCCATTCCAATTTTATGCTTTATACCTTCTATTCTGTGTATATTTTTTGATTCAAATATACCAGACAATGTATTAGTAATATGTTCTAATCTATCTTTATCCTTCTCTAAATTAATAAACATAATAGGTATACCTTTTTTATAGGCTTCATTTGATACATCTGCTTCCTTTGATACCTCTGCTTCCTTTGATACCTCTGCAAATATAATCAAATTCATTCCCCACCAACCATCAGAATCTGTCCTTTTCACTGTACATTTCCCCTTATTTATTGTTACTTCAAATGTATCGTTATGTAGATCTGTTGTTAACCAATTTGTTTTATTGATTTTATACGTTTTGTCAAGATAATCTAAACTTATATCTAACTCCTTAATATTTGTATCAGAGTGCCCAATTATTAATATATCCTTCATTATATTTATATTTATTTTTTTTATACGGTTTATCTTTATTATCGTTATTTTTTTATATTTTATTAAATACCCAAATTATATATTTATAATTGTATTAAACATTCGTTATCATATTATATATAGTTTATATAGTTATCCTTTGTAATGGGCATTCCAAGTTATTTTTCATATATCGTTAAAAATCATCCCAAAATAATCAAAAAATACTACAAAGATGTGTTGAGTGTGGATAATTTATATTTAGATTGCAATTCTATCATCTATGATGCGTATAGCAAAATGACATTTGATGCTTTAACTGAAACAGTTGGTCTAACAATCATTCGTTCAGTTATAAAAAAGATTGAAGAATATATTGCTCTTATTGAGCCTAAAAAAACCGTTATTATTGCCTTTGATGGGGTCGCACCGGTGGCCAAGTTGGAGCAGCAGCGTAACCGTCGTTACAAATCGTGGTATCAAAATAATGTGAGTCGACAAATTTTCAAAAAGGAATCTGGATCATCAAATGCCGATCCATGGAACACAGCAGCCATCACACCTGGCACCATATTTATGCGAGAATTGAATAATATGACAACTGAACATTTTGTTAAAGATTCTTCTGTTAAATCTGATAATCAATTGAATATTATCGTTTCTGGAAGTAACCACCCTGGAGAAGGAGAGCATAAACTGTTTGATTATATCAGAGTCAATCCAGAAAAACATTTAAAGGAAACAACTGTTATTTATGGCCTGGATGCGGATTTAATTATGCTTTCCATTAACCATCTGCCCATTTGTCCTAATATTTATTTATTCAGAGAGACACCGCATTTCATTCAGTCTATTAATTCAGAGTTGGAACCTGATGCGAACTATTTTTTAGATATTCCTGAACTAACTCAGACCATTATATGCCATCTTTTATCTAAAGATGGTCCATCGCATGTTAATGTAATTGATTATAAAAAGGTATATGACTATATTTTTCTATGTTTCTTTTTAGGAAACGATTTTATGCCGCATTTTCCTGCACTAAATATTCGCACTGGCGGCATTGACAAGATGATAAATGCGTACAGAGTTACTATAAAGCCAACCGAGTATTTAACCGATGGAAAAACAATTAATTGGGCAAATGTCAGGAAATTGATTTCACATTTAGCGAAATTAGAAGAAGTGTTTATTACCAATGAACATAAATCCAGAGACAAAAAGGAGAGCAATAATAGACACGGTGGCGCTGGATCAAAAATAAAAGTTGGAGAAACTCCGGAAGACAAATTTAAGCATTTTGAGGCGACTCCGTTGAATGACCGGGATTTAGAGAGATACATTCATCCGTATAAGCCGTATTGGCAAACCCGCTATTATCGCGCTCTACATGACATCAAATCCGACGTAAATGGGCAACAAACGAAAGACATTTGCATCAATTATTTAGAAGGATTAGAATGGACTTTGAAATATTATACGTCCGGGTGCCCAGATTGGAGATGGATGTATAAATACAATTACCCGCCTTTGCTGCAGGATCTAATCAAATTTGTTCCAGTGTTTTCCAATGAGTTCGTTGCTTTAAAGCCATTTAACCCGGTTTCCGAAATGGTGCAACTTTGTTATGTTTTGCCGAAACACAGTTTAGGATTATTGCCGCCTCCTCTTTGCAAGGCACTTTTAGAGAAACATCCGGAATGGTATAAAGACGATTGTGCGTTTGTTTGGGCGTATTGCCGATACTTTTGGGAGTCACATGTTATAATGAATGAAATAAATATAGAGGAATTGGAGCGATTTGTTTCTTCAAAGCAGGTTGAAAAATGCTTTAGTGATCCAAAATAGAAAATGCATAATTAAAAAGACAATATTTAGTGGGTTTATTTTATTTGTATATATTAAGATAACACAGGAAGATGGCAAATAAGGTTTTATTGATTACATCACTTCTTACTATGATTGCGTCAGGAAATTGCCCCTATAAAAGTTCGGATCCGGGTATACCAGGTACTGAATTAAATATGATACACCAGGATTTTATTGATCAAAATTTAAAGGATACTGTGGATCCAGGGGAACTAATGCAAATACACATTGAAGTTCAACGAATGTTAGATAGTAACCAATATGTACTTGGACAGTTTAATGATGGTCAAGGTAATTTATATACTATACTAGTACAAAATTTTGAAGAACTTCAATCTGAAACAGAGAAGTTAACTCCTAGTGGTTTTAAAAAAAAAATGGACAATTATAAAAGTTCATGGTGTGAATTTTTTAAAAAAATGAATTTTTCTTTCGCTCAAAAAATACAAGCAATTTTATCCATTTGTGGTTTTTTTAGATTAGTAAACAAAACTTTTTGTACTGCTATTTATATTAAAGACAACTTACTCGGTCTTAAAAACCAAATAAATAATTTACTAAAAAAAACAGATGTTCGTCCTTCAACTAAAAATCAAGATTTGGAATTAGCAAAACAAAACATTACAGATGCTATTAATTTAAAAAAACTACTACAAATAGATGAAAGAGTTCTTAAATTACTTAGAGAAAATCCTCATAAAGAAAATTTACCAGTTCCTCGTTTTTTCAATTATGAAGCGATGGAGATGAATGATGACGAAATTAACGTTGGTATTAATGAGGATAAAGAAGGTCATGCCTTTGATGTGTTTAGGTTTAGTAATGGAAAAAAAACTACACTAGGTGGCGGTGGCAAAAGAAAGACAACAAAAAGAAGAAAGCAATCCAAAAAGAAGACGAAGCGAAGAAAATCAACTTATAAACGCAGACGAACTTCGTATCGTAAAAGATAAGCCCGTTTGTATACAATATGAAATAATTTGTCTTTTTTTAAAAGAAGAATCATATATTTAGAGAAAATATTTAGATAGAATAGAGGATAATTATATAATATAATTTGTAGTTATAATATATAATTAGTAGATGTCAGAAGAAAAAACAGTAGATACTACACAACAACTAACATTTGGCCCACTTCCACCTGCAGAATTAAGAGAAGAAGCCTTTTTAGTACCAAGACCAAGACTTATGCCACCTGGAGAACCAAATTCAAATTCTACCCAATTAATTAATGCTATAAATGCTGCTCCCCCGCTAACATCTGAGGAACTAATACTAATGCAAAAACAAATAAATGCTTATTTTACTAAACAATTCTCTAATCCAGATTTTAATGTACGTAAATCATTATTTAGAACCGAATTTCAAGAGTTTTGTATGAAATCAACCAAATCAACATGCATTGGACGACTAGGGGAGAACTCAACCAGCATTAAAAATTTAATGGTATCTCGGCAACCAATGCAATCAGTATCAATGCCAGAAGAAGCAGTTGCAATCTCTGGTTCAAGTGAAAACAGTTTGGCTACTAAACTTGCTAAAATGTATCCAGATGAAATTGGTCCAGATGCGGTTGAAAGAAGAAAGAAACCTAATATTGATCTTGATGGCGACGATTTGCAAGAGATGTTTGCAGAATGGTTAAGGGCTAATGATATAAACCCAGAAGACCTAGCCAAAAAAAGACAAACACTCATATGTGATACAGACCGAGATATGGATGTTATAAAAGTTGAAGGTATTCCTACAATGAATGGCATAAAGAATCTTGAATTATTAGTTCCTAGAGAAACATCAATATTAGGCAATTTAAAAAAAAATCTTCAACCTGATCCAAAAGATCCTGCATCAAATGAAAAATTTGCAGAAAATTACATTGAAATGTTAGGTTTAAAGGCAGAAATAGAACAAAATGAACAAGCAACTAAAATGCATAACCGTTTATCATCTATTCTTTTTAGATGCTTGTTATCACTTGTATTAGGATATTTATACAACAATGGATTAGATATGTTAAATAACGCTATATTTATTAATTCAGTAGATTCTGAATTAGCAAAGGATTTGGCATTCCAATTTGTTCAAGCAGAAGTAGATGACGGTATTTTACAAGATGGAAATTATACAGCGATTGGAGATAGATATGATACTATTTTATCTTTATTAATGAAAGACTCTGTTTTGAATCCTGATATCAAATCCCGAATTTTTCCTGACCAACCAGATGCGCCATTGGAACAAGGATTTGAAACTTTATTGGAAATGATTGTTCGGTTTGCCAATATGGAACCAGGAACAACAGCAACACCATATTTTACAATTCTTCAAAGTGTTTGTTTTTCTATCACTCTTATTTTAAATAAGTATGAGTTAATAACTACTGCAGCAGGAGAATTAGTTGAACCATATTGGGAAGCAATTCTATATATATCAGCAGAGGATTCAACTATAATGCAAAGATTGCAATCTATTATTGTCTTAGCAGTCGCATATAACTCATATGGTTGGCTATTTACAGTAATGGCTCCTTTGGCAATACCGTCAGTTCTTAGTGTTTCCAAATGGGCTCTTTGTTCGTTAGCAAGATTACCCTTTGGTATTATTAAATTTACAGGAAAAGGGTTATTAAGTGTTGGCAAATTTTTTGTTGGATACCAAGAAGATCCAAATATAATGCCAATAGAGGCAGGTTCAGAAAATACATTGATTCAAGTAGGATGGATTAAGAAGAAAATTGGTGATGATATAAAACTTATCCCACATATGGTTTCCAAAGGAGACGTACAACGACTCTCACATTATATTGCAAACCACGAAATACAGAAGCCATCATTGCTTTCATCTATTTTTGATGCACATGGTGTCGCTGATCTCAATATGCAAGCACCTCATGGTGTTGAACAGTGGTCTTTTTATTTAAAACAGACAAATCCAATTGGAAGATTAATCTGTTGTATTACAGAAGAGTTTGCGGAATTAACAGTTGATGATACTGAGGAAGTTGGATATGTAAAAACATTGGAAGAAAGAATGTTTACCTTATTTTTTAGAACAATAAGAGATGAAAATGCTGATAATGGATTTACACTTCAACCTTTGGTAGAAATGTGGACAGAAACTTTATTTACAAAATTGTATCAAACAACAGATGCGGTAATAAACACATATAATTCTGCAATTGATGCAACTGCTGAGGCTTTTGCTAGAAGCAGTTTTCGGGACACATTGTTAGAAGCAATAGTAATTATGTTAAGTAGCAGATATGTAGATAAAACTATTAGTCTAGGAGTTATTAGTCCTCCTTTATCCCGAGAAAATTCTACCGATTCAAGCCAGGTTACATTAGAATTTGGAAATGAACAACCGCCTCTTGCTTCTGCTAGTTCTACAGGTTCTACAGGTTCTAATATGTCTACAATTTCTAATAGAACACAAAATTCCCTCGGCTCTGTTGCTTATTCTTATACAACAACTAATGATGATAATGTTGATATATCAGTTAGTGAAACAAAAATTGATGAAAATACTATCGGTATAAATTTAGAAATAGACATACAAAGACCTAATATAGTTTATATTCCGGAACAACCGGATCCTCAGAGAACAGAATCAAATGGATCAACATCATCTACAGGTTCAACATTATCAACATTATCTAAATTTTCATCAAACACTGGCTTATCTCCTATTATTAGAATTGGAAGAAATCAATTATGTTTAAGAAGTCAAGTTCCAAGTTTATTAAATCCTCTTATTGATCCATCTGCATTATTTATAAAAAAGAAAACAAGCATTTTTCAAGATATAAAAGAAAAGGCTAGAAAAATAAAAATTGAAGAAGAAAACAGAATTGCTGAAATGAAACGATCGGAAGAGGAACAAACCAAATTACTCGCAGAAATGAATGCTAGGTTTGAGACTTTATTACCATCTGACTCTAATACTGAACAATCAAATTTATCTGGATTTATAGTGGCGGATGCAGTTGGTAGCATTATGGATGGACTCGTTAAATTATCTCTTTGGGCTTATCCTCCTGAGAACCATGCAGGCGGTTACAGAAGACGAAATGGACCTATTTTGGCAACAATTGGTCGCAAAATTGTAAACAACGGCATTTATCGTGCGATCAAACCAAAACTGATTGCAAGTGTATACGGCAAAAGTAAAGGTCGTCAAAGAAAGCGTTACACTAAGAAGCATGGATTGAAAAAGGCTCGCAAACAAACGACTAAGAAAATTCGTAGAAAGCGTCGTTCCACTCACAAGAAGTATAAGAGACGTTAAATATATAATATACGCGTTCATATAAAACAACTTAAAAGGAAAAGACACTTTAAAAGGTAAGAAGCATAATAATAAAAACAATGTCAAACGAATTAGTAATTGCATATACTGCAATGGCTATTTCAGTTTCAGGTAGATTTATTTTTATGTATTTATTGTACACTAAAAAATCAACAAATCCATATTCTCTTGTATTCTCTATTATGAATATGGTTTCGTCCTCGCTTTGATCACATATAGTCAAATGGTTTCCGATGGACCATTATTAATCAGATGCTCATCTGATCTAGTATTGTTTACTATTTCTACTGCATATATCATGTCAAATAGGTTGCAACAACCTAAAATAACGGTTCTACCTGATCATATAGTTTAGTATAATATATATTTGAAAACAACTTAAAGAAACTTTAAAAAGATAAAATATTTTAATAACGAAAATTCAGTAAAATATTTTATAAAAAGGTTATAACAAAATAAATCAATGGCGCAGAAAACGATAATCTGTCAATTTAAAAGTAGGCACGATTTCCAACGACTACTTGAAAACAATCCCGGACTCATTATTCTCAAAATGGGCGCCACCTGGTGCGGACCTTGTAAAAAGATTAAGCCAGTTTTAGACGGGTTTTTTGCATCCAGTCCTGATAATGTGGTCTGTTGCGATATTGATGTAGACGAGTGTGCTGACTTGTATTCGTATTTTAAGAGCAAAAAGATGGTCAATGGCATCCCCGTGATTCTAGCGTATAAAAAAGGCAACACCAGTTACATCCCGGATGATTCTGTTACCGGCTCAGATCCGACACAATTGGATAAATTCTTTAGGCGATGCGGACTTCATTTGATGTCTATTGTTTAGGTTAGGTTAACACAACAAGAATTAGTTTTATTAAGCGCATTAGACCATTTATCTAAATAAACAAATATATTTCAAAAAAACATAATAAAACCAATAATTTACTATTAGTAAGCAACGAATAATGTCAGCATTTAACATTAAAGATTATTTAAATCTTAAAGAATATTTAAATTCATTACCAGAAAATACTGAAACTATAAATGTTTCAAATAAAAATCTTACCTACATTCTACCATTAAAACAATTTACCGATTTGATAAGTTTGAGGTGTGATTGTAATAACTTAACACAATTGCCAGAACTTAATAGTTCTCTACGAGATTTACATTGTGATAATAATCAATTGACACAACTGCCACAACTTAATAGTTCTCTACAGTATTTATTTTGTTATAATAATCAATTGACACAACTGCCACAACTTAATAGTTCTCTACGACAATTAAATTGTTTTAATAATCAATTGACACAACTGCCACAACTTAATAGTTCTCTACAATATTTACATTGTTATAATAATCAATTGACACAACTGCCAGAAGTTAATAGTTCTCTAAAAATATTAAATTGTTCTAATAATCAATTGACACAACTGCCACAACTTAATAGTTGTCTAGAAAAATTAGATTGTTCTAATAATCAATTGACACAACTGCCAGAACTTAATAGTTCTCTACAGTATTTAAATTGTGATAATAATCCATTACCATTTAAATTAATTTATAATGGACGATTAACGGATACAAAAAGAAATGAATTAAATTGTGGAATTCAAATCTTAAAAAGATTTAAAGAACTGTATATGTTAATAAAATTTAAAAAACATTTTCGTAATTGGTTATGGATAAAGGTAAGATTACCAAAAATACAAATTCAATTCCATCCAGATAATCTAAACAAAATGCTATCATCAATAAATGATGAAGAATTAGATGATGCAATAAATAATTGGTAAGTAAATTGATCTAGTTGATGGCTATTGTTTAGACAAAATCTGCAAACAATATATATTTCAAAACAACTTAAAGAGAAACTATGAACAATCAAATAAATGTCCTACGAAGCGAATCAAGAACAAATGCTGAAATACCAGCATCTTTTGGATATGTATATAAAGGAAATACCTGGCAAAATGTTCATCATTGAACTGACCAAGTGCTGCAACTATAGCACATTTGTGCTAATGTATAAGGAAGAGAGTCTAATTGATTTGTATCGCCGGGTTTCATTTCATATGGGCTGCGACATTGTCTCTCTCTACATATTAACACCTGACAATAAGCGAATTACTGTGCCAATAAATAGTAACAAAACCATCCGAGAATTTATATATACGCAAACAGATCTAAATAATCGTACTATGAAGCCGGTTTATGATCTGCCTTTGCCTGTTGTTTATCGCATTTATTTAGATGATGGTCATCATCACGATCATCATGATTATAATCATGAACATATAAATTCTACTTAGAAATCTTATCTAAATGCGAATTTTTATAATATTTATTTTGTATAACCATTTTAATACAAAATGAATTTTAATAATAATATGAATAACAGAAATACTAATTCTAATGGTAAGGCTAGACCTTGCCCCAAATCAGGAATCAAAATACACGAAACACCGACTAATAGAACAGAAGACAGAAGAGAAGAAATACATAGACAAATGAATACAAAATCTAACATAAAACAGCCAGTCAATTTCTATAACACTTCTCTCAACTCCTTAGACTTAGATCTAGATAATTACTCACTAGACGATTTATACAATTTATTCAACATTGAACCAGGAGCATTAGAAGAACAATCTTTAAAAAATGCCAAACAAATTGTCCACAAAATGCATCCCGACAAATCCAATCTGGATCCAAAATATTTCCGCTTTTTCTTGAATGCATATAAGCGTGTCCTCGGCATCTATGAATTTCAAAATAAATCGCTGAAAAAGAAGTTCGTTGATGAAGACTACTATGAGGACTCCAATCGCAACGTTTTGGACCACGTATTTCAAGCAAATAAGGATCTAAAGGATCCCAAAAAATTCAACAGTTGGTTCAATTCCAAATTTGAAAAACACAATACCGAAGAATCCATTAAAGACGGTAAAGGATACGGCGACTGGCTCAAGTCCGACGAAGGACTATATAACTGCGACGAAAACATTACCAAATCCAATATGAATGAAGCCTTTGAGAAACAAAAGAAACAAATACAGTCGCTTACGGTATACAGCGGCATCAATGATACATTTGCTTCTTTTAGTGGATCATTATTAGGTGACGACGGCCAAAACAACTTCTCTGGCGCACTCGGTAACATGGGCTACACAGATTTAAGGCAAGCACATTTAGAAAGTGTTATTCCTGTTTTCCAAGAGGACTTTGATAATATGCCCAAATATAAATCGTTGAATGAATACAAGACAAGCAGAGATCGTGTAGATATAACGCCCATTTCAAAGCAAGAAGGAGAGAGACTATTGATGCAACAGAACCGGAATTTAGAACAACAATCCGCGGCATTGGCTTACAAATATGCCGTGCAAAATGAGCGCGCGAAAAAGGGCAACCAATCATTCTTTTCTGATATTAAACAACTGACTGGATTCTAATTAGATTTTTATATTTTAACCATTGTATTTCTCTCTTTAAGTCCATTTCAAAATATATTATAATAATATAAATGACTCGTTTATATTGTTATCTTGCTGGCATTTTAGGCATTTCGCTTCTCGGCGGAAGTATGGGAACACTTACTGTCTCTAAAGATAAGCACGTGGCTTTAGTAGAAAGTTTACCTGCCGAATTAGTAATAAGATATGAAGCGATTGTAAAAGAAAGGCGAAACCATTATATTATCGGTTTAATACTCGGTCTAATCATCTCTTTCATCGTCAGTAAATATGTTCGCATTACCAATTATTTTTATCGGTTGTCTCTCTTTTTATTTATAACACTTGGGTTTTCTGCGTCTTTTTATTTGATAATGCCCAAATCAGATTATATGAAAAATCATTTGAAAACGGATGAAGAAAAGCAAAAATTTAATGAAGTTGGCGCACTAATGAAAAACAGGTATCTTATGGGGGTGGGATTAGGCGTTCTAGCGGCAGTTCCGTTGGCCAGTATTCTATGCTAGTCTTATACTTTTAAGAAAAGTATAGCAAAACTTATACTTTTTTTAAAAGATGGAAAATATAGAAACTAATTTTTGCCTCCATCTTTTTTTAAAAGATAAACATATATATGTCAGATTCTTCAGAAGAAAACCCTTCAACCGCAGATTATTCAGAACAAGGTTTAACCGCGTTACCAAAGTTGTCTAATCAAATAGAAATTTTATATTGTAGTGATAATCTGTTAACAAGGTTACCTAGGTTACCTAATGGTTTAGTTGTATTAAATTGTACTTCAAATCAGTTAACTTTATTGCCTGAGTTGCCAGATACTTTAACTGAATTAACTTGTAGTTCAAATGCGTTAACTAAATTACCTTATTTACCAGTTGATTTAGAAACATTAGAGTGTGAAGAAAACCAGTTAACTTTATTACCTGATTTATTACCATATGAATTAAAAAATCTATTTTGTGGTCATAACAACTTAGAAGAAATACCTGAATTACCACCTAATTTAAAAATGTTGACTTGTTATAATAATAAATTAAGTGGTTTACCTGATTTACCACCTAGATTAACACTTTTAGAATGTAATGATAACGTTTTAACTTTTTTACCTGAATTGCCAAATAGTATAACCCGAATATTTTGCCAAAATAATCAATTGACAGATTTACCTGACTTGCCACGTGTTTTAAAAGATTTGAATTGTGATGATAATCAGATAACTTTTTTACCTGGTTTGCCATCTTCTGTAAGAAGATTAGAGTGTAATAATAATCAGTTAACCTATTTACCTCCTTTACCTGCTAATTTAGCGGAATTATTTTGTAATAATAATCAGTTATCCGTTTTACCTGATTTATCACCTAATTTAACATATTTAGAGTGCAATAATAATCAGTTAACCGTTTTACCTGATTTATCACCTAATTTAACATATTTAATTTGTAATAATAATCTGTTTACCATTTTACCGCACATACCTCCAAATCTAAGAGTTTTGAGATGTTTTGAAAATAATATAATACAAATTGATGATTTGTCTTCTGCATCAGTTTATATTGAAATCAATACAAATAATTTAAATTTAGACTCTTTGAAAAAATATAAGGAACATTTATTGCGTTTTTCCAAGTTTTTAGATAAAGCCAAAACACAAGAAATATTAAATAATATTGATGAACGTATGGAATTTTTGAATTTTCAATTAGTTTCTGGAAGAAATATGGAGATTTCAGTAAGTAATACTAATGAAACAGTTCAGACCGGAAATCTAGATTTAATAAAGTCTTATATGACAAGTTATAAATCAAACAGAAATGGTATGGGAAAAGGAACCAGAAAATCAAATAAACGAATGAAAAATAAGGGACATAAAAGGAGTTACAAGCGCAGTAAAACTAATGGAAAACGGACCGGAAATCCTTATAAACATAGTCAAAAAAAGCGGAATAAACGCAGCCAAAATAAAAGAAAATAGGGATTTTATTATAATATCTTTTTTAAAAAATATATTATATTATCGGTTAACATTGATTTTAATATTTTCTAGATTTTCTAGACTTTTTGTATTTTCTAGATTTCTTACATTTTTTGTGAGTTTTTCCTTTTCTTTTTCCCCCGGATTTATTTTTTGCTGCCTTATCATTTTCCCTTTTAATTGCCTTTTCATTATTGATTCTCATTATTTCATTAAATTGTTCATCTCCTCTAACAATTGGATAAGTATATTTTGGCGGTTTTACAACTGAAACCTTTGCTTCTGGTTTTGCCTTTGATTCTAGTTTTGCATTTGATTCTAGTTTTGCATTTGATTCTAGTTTTGCCTTTGCTTCCGACTTTGATTCTGGTTCCTTCTTTGATTCAGGGTTTAATAATCCGTCTGCTATTTTTTTATATAAATGATCTATTTTATCCGGTGTTAAATACTCTCTATAAACATCATCAAATTTATCTTTCAATCCTTGTTTTACTAGTTTTCTTACAAAAGAAGCAGAAAACGCAGAAATTGGTACTGTAGAAATATCAAGTTTAGTTAGGTCTTCTTTGGATAATCCTTTAAACGAATCCATGTCTTCTCTTGCCAATATTTGTCCATCAACTGACTTAATTATTTCATTTTGAAATAAAAAAATATTAGCGATAGTATCTAAAAATTCTGCTCTATCATCTCCAATAATCATAAATAAATTTAAGTTTTCTGTTCTAAAATAGTTTCTTATTATATCAACTAATGGATCAATTGGTGTTAATTGATCTTGACCAACACATAAAAAAATAACTTCTATGCTATCTATTTTACTTTTATTATTTTCTAAAACAGATGGTTCTAATTCTTGTCTCTCTAATTCCATTTTCATTTGATTTTTTAAACCGACAACCATATTTGGCCCAATATTTTCTGCTAATATATTTATTTTTTCTTGACACGCTATTGGATTTTGAATATTATCAGTAGTTTTTGATAATATAACAAAAACTTTTTCTACATTTTGTCGTATCGCTTCTTCAATTAATTTTTGAATTAATAATAAATGACCTGGAGTTGGAGGATTCATTCTTGATATAGTAAAAATTATTGTATTTTCATTTGGCATTAACGTTGACTCTTCCATTATAGTATTAATTAATATTATTAATATTATTAATCTGGTTCTTCACTTATTTGTTCTTTATTTTATATATATATCTAGATTTACCATTTAAAGAAAATAAGAAAGAAAGAAACAAGAAAAAGATGGAATTTTTTTAAAAGTATATAATATATGTTGGTAGCAAACTATATTATATTAGCGATTATTATCATCGCATTAGGTATACTCTATCAAAAGTTCTGCGAAAAACAAGTGAGTCTCGCTGGAATGTCAAATGATAATTACAATGAAATCCGCAAATATCTATTAAATGATTCCTTCAATGAATCCGCTTTAGCAAACAGTAAAAAGCCCATACTTTGGATCCATGTTCCCTACGAATATAATTCCCGCAATTGGTCCAGTTTCGGTTCTCGCAGTTCATTTGATCTTAATCAGCCTTATCTTTATCTCACAGTAAAAAGCATTATAGCGCAGAACGATCAGTCATTTCACATCGTGATCATTGACGACACCTCTTTTGACAAATTGTTACCAAATTGGTCTGTCAATTTATCCGTCATTAGCGACCCTATTTTAATGTATATGAGACAACTTGCACTAGCAAAGTTAATCCATGTTTACGGCGGCATCAATGTGCCTATTTCCTTTTTATGCAAAAGTGATTTGATTGGACTTTATGAAAAAGGCACAAATGATGACACGATGTTTGTATGCGAAAATGTAAACACAAATGTTACGGCGACCAACGACATGTTTTACAGTGATGCCAGATTTATGGGTGCAAAAAAGAATAACGAAATGATCCAACAGTATATTCATCATATACAACAACTTGTTTCAACCGACTACACAGCGGAAGCAGAGTTTACTGGCGGGTACAACAAATGGATAAATGACCGAACTGCAGGAAAAGGCAGATGTAGAGGTATACGCCTGATACCAGGCACAGATGTAGGAACGAAAACAATAGATGAAGAACCGGTCATCATTGATAATTTATTGAACCAAAATTATATCCGATTTTATGAAAACTCATATGGAATTTGGATCCCTGCAGATCAAATATTGAAACGAAATAATTACGAATGGTTTGCCAGGTTGAGTCAAAAACAAATCTTTGAAAGCGATACTATTTTAGCGAAATATATTATTCTAACTGTGGCGCCAAATATCTCTGTAAACGTTAACGATAACAATTCAAATTCAAATTCATTATTACCAAACTGGGTTTCATTTTGGCGTGTTCCTGCAACAAATGGCACATTAAATGTCTACGGACATATGCCGTCCGGATTAGGGGACAATGTTCGTCAATCTTCAAGTACAGGTTCATATTAAATATTTCATTAATTTACCTTTTTGACTTGGTTCGTTAATATATATTTTATTATAATGTTTAACAATTATATAATAAAATATGGCGGAAATAATTGCAAATTCAAATATACCAAAAATAATATTACAATGTTCAAAAGATACAGTCCCATCATATGTAATAGATTTAATAGCAACAAAATGCAATGGTTGGCAATATATACATTTTACTGATGAAGATATTATTGAATATTTCAAAGACAATCCATTAGATGAATTTCCATTAATAACAGAACAATTTTACAAAATTAAAAAAGGGGCACATAAATCAGATTTATTTAGGTACTATTATTTGTACATAAATGGTGGTTTCCATATTGATAGTGACGCAAAAATACAAGCGAATATTGATACTATTGTAAAAACATATGAATTTGTATCAGTGTATTCTGCACACGAAGGGACATTGTTTCAAGGCATCCTTGGTTCTATTCCAAGACACCCGATAATTTATGAAGCATTAAAACACGCATATAGTGTAGATGTAGATCTTTTAAACAAAGATTATTTTTTGTTTTGCCAAGAAATATATGATATTATTCATAATAGAGGCCTTACATATGAAAACATTAAAATATATAAGGAATTCAAGGAACAACATAATGCTGTAGGCAATACGTATAATATAGAAATAAAAGATGGTATTGAAATAAAAGAATTGTTATTTACTCATTATTTTTATCATAAAGTGATACCATTTCCATATGATCCACCAAAAAGTATAGGGACAACAAAAATAGGTATCACGTTTACTGTTCCAAATGTAGCAATGGATATTTTTACTAATGGTATTAAACAAAATGTATTATATTTATATGATTTATTGAAAAATATTGGATATGATGTGTATTTTTTTGTTACAGACAAAGAGTATGATTTAGTAAAAACAACGAATTTTTGGAACAGTAGTGGTAAATATAAATATATAAAAATATCTAAAATGTGCAGTTATCCGATGCATGTTGTTATTCAAATTGGCTTTCAATTAAGTGGAAAAGAAATATTTTTTTTCAAAGAATGTGGAGCAAAGGTTGTATTTTATGTTTGCGGAAATAAGTATTTAATAGATGGTGAATCTTGTTTATATAAACCAGAAGATGATTATGATTTTCAATATAATGAAATGGGTAATATTCATTTTGACGAAATTTGGTTGATACCGCAAATGGTAAATTCTTGCACACATTATTTAAAAACATTTTTTCGGGCAAAAACTATTGAGGTTCCCTTTATTTGGTCTCCATTTGTTATGGAAAATTATGAGAAGGAACTTGGTAAAACTATAAAATATGTAAATAGAGGTGTTCAAAAAAGTGTCGCTGTTTTTGAACCAAATTTGAGTCTTATGAAATGGTGTTTGCCTGCTTTATTAGTATGTGAAAATGCTCATCGCACTTTAAGAGATAATTCACTAATTAAGTATGTTTATGCTACAAATATAGTGGATACATCTAATAAATCATTTAACACAAAACAATTTAATAAAATAGTAAAATCATTGGATATTTTTACTACTAAAAAATTGTCTATAGAGGCTAGATACAACAGTTTATTCTTTATGTCAAAATATTCTGACATTGCAGTTTCATTTCAGACCGAAAATAATTTGAATTATTTGTACTTAGATATGGCTTGGATGGGATGGCCGATTGTTCATAATGCCAACTTGTGCAAAGATGTTGGGTATTATTATGATGGATATAACTACGAGGAAGGGGGATATGTTCTGAAAAATGTGATTTTAACACATGACGAAAATGTAGCAAAATATACTGAAAAAAATCGCAAAGTAATTGATCGTTATTTGCCGACCAATAAAAAACTACAAAAAGCGTATAAAAAATTGATTGACAACTTATTAAGTGGAGTAAAATAGGCATCTATGTCTAAAAGTCAAATAAAAAATTATATTATTATTTTATAATTTTTTATCTATTTATCTATTTATCTATTTATTATTTATTATTTATTATTTATTATTTATTCTAGAAACATATAATTTATATTCTATAATACGCTGCTGTATCGCCTGCTCCAAATCCAAAATAATACTTTCGCTATTTGATTCCATTGGGCATCCGCTGCGGTCTAAAATCTTGTAGTCTGAAAATCGTGCCCACATTGTCTCGTTGCCTCTCAGTTTGAGCCCTTTCATAAATAATTTAGTCATATATTTTCTTATAATAATACCTGTAGGAGTTCCATTTTTCTCTGCTTGAGTCAGCCGCCCGTACTTTGCATTGAACATTGATTTTTGTGCCAATCGGACACTATTTTCTGTCGCCGCCTTTAAAACTGAATTTGTTTTAAGCATTGTTAATTTTGCAACATCCATTTCCTTGGATGCAAGGTAGGACTGAAGTGAATAGCCCGATGGTCTGTTTAATTGTTTTTCTTCGTTGTATTTTTTTGGTGTATGACAGCGCCATGCGGTCTCGCAATTTATATCTTCCGTGGTTTGTCTTCGCTTTTCCATTTCTAAAACAATTGGCTGCATTAAGACAGCGGTATCAGTTGCAAAGCAGTATAATAATATTTTTTTTTGTAATGGCTCAAAACCATTTAAGTGCATAATCATAGATTGAATCATTTTATGAGTTGTTAACGGGGGAAATACTTTTAATACTAAGGATTGAAAGTATTTCAATTTTTTAAGGAAAACTTAGGTTTCCTTATGATCCTTCCTCTACTTAAAATTTTTAAGTAGAGGAAGTTTTTGTTTTCTAATTCTTGTCAATAACCACCTCCTTAATAATATTTTTAATTATTTTATCATAGTTATGAATTTGTTCTTCTTTTGTAGAACCGGACATGGTATTGCAAATAAGTTTATGATATTTATCATTTTGTTTGGAACTATAATCGTTATATTCTGGATACAATTTCTGCCATTCAAAAATATTTTTTGCATTTTTATTAGCGACTTGTTTGATAGCAGTTATTAAATTTATATTATCATCTTGTTCTTTGACCCACTCATTGTTGTTTTTGATATATAAAGTGCTTCTTTTTAGATCGCTACAATGTACCGGTCGCTTGCAAACATCTAATTTTTTAAGGCCATTAATAAAAATCTTGGATATACCGGGAGCATATCCGAGTCTAGCGGTTTCTTCTAATTCATTTATTCCTAATATAATCGTATCTACAAATTCGCTTATATTAAGAGCATCCTTGCATTCCTCATTCAGAAAAACATTGATACAAAATGTATTGTTGTTGTTATTGTTTATAATATTGTTGTTATTTGTTGTTGTTTTTATTTTTTTTGTATTTTTGTTATTTGTAATATTTGGTTGTTGTGAATTGGAAAGACTTTGCTTCATAATATATTCCATAAATTGTTTATTCTGTTCAATCAAAAAATTTTGAAATTCTTTATCTTTATTAACAATTTCTAAAACTTCGTTATAACTTGGTTGTGTTTTTTTTGTTAAACATCGCTGCTTATGATACCATAATCCATTTCTAGAGAGATATTCTTTGTCGCAATTTTCACAAATATAATGAGGAGATTTTTCCTCCACTAGAGGTTCTATTTTGTTAGTTATAATTATATTTTCTGATGGTAAATGATTTGGTATTTGATGACGTTTTTTTGGCGATTTATCGTAACTTGGCTTCTGAGCATAGTTTATTATATTTTTGCTTATATCTGAAAGTTCTAACGGATTATGGTATAACTTTTGTCTGGATATATTAGAAATATTTTTAGAATAATTTAGAACATCCGTTCTAATTTTATGTTTAGATGTGGCTAAATGTTTATTCCATTCACTTGGTTTAATGCATTTATAGTCACATAATTGACATTCATGACCCTTTGGCTTATTTTGATTAAAATTATCTATAATGCTTGTTCTACGTATATGTTTTGCAGTGGCTATATGTTTTGTCCAATCTCCGTTCCTGCTGCATTTATAGTAACAATAATTGCAATTATATTTGGGTTGGATTTCAGGAAACTTTTCGTAGAACATTATTCTAAATATGGAGATAAAAAATCTCCTAAATTATCGTAGACCTAAAATAAAAAATATTTTTTATCGTAACAATAATTTCATAATATTTTTATGAATTTAGAGCATTATGGTGTCAATGGCTGGAAAAAACCAAGTTTTTCCAAAAGTTTTTTCAGTTTGTTTTTTTGGACATTTAAAATGTCCATTTTTCAAAACCCTTTTTACTTTTGGATCGAGAAAAGTAGAAGAGTATAGAATCTACCTTTTTTAAAAGAAAATGAGAAACAAAAATAAATCCTTTAAACCTTACTTATCACCACTTCCCGAGTGATGTTTCTAATTATTTTGTTTAAGTTACACTCTTGTTCCTCCTTTGTGGATCCGTTCATCGTGTTGCAAATTAATTTATTATACTTATCATTCTGCTTGGAACTTGAGTCATTATACTCTGGATACAGTTTCTGCCACTCAAAAATTTGCTTGATGTTTTTGAGACCGA